CTGGCTGCGCTACGAGGTCAAGACCGAGGAGTTCGAAGAGCCGGCGGTGCTGGACCCGGTGACGGGTGCCGAGCTGGCGCCGCCGCAGGTGCTCGAGCGCATCGTCGAGGAGGACGCCCCGGTCGACTACATCTACTGGGAAGACTTCTTCTGGTCGCCGGCGCGCACCTGGCCCGAGGTGCGGTGGGTGGCGCGGCGCGTCTACATGACGAAGGACCAGCTGGTGGAGCGGTTTGGCGAGCAGATTGCTGCGATCGTGCCGCTGGGCGGGGGTCGGATGACGAAGGTCGACAACGACCAGAAGCCGCAGAACGACCCCTGGACGAAGGCCGAGGTGTACGAGATCTGGTGCAAGGAGAACCGCAAGGTCTACTGGTACTGCAAGGGTGCGCCGACGATCCTGGACGTCAAGGACGACCCGCTGGGGCTGGAGCACTTCTTCCCGTGCCCGCGGCCGCTGGCGGCCAACGTCACGAGCTCCAACTTCATGCCGCGCGCTGACTACGTGTTCGCGCAGGACCAGTTCACCGAGCTCGACGAGATCAACACCCGGATCACCTGGCTGACGCGCGCGGCCAAGGTGGTGGGGGTGTACGACAAGAGCGCCGAGGGCATCCAGAGGATGTTCAGCCAGGCCAGCGAGAACCAGCTGATCCCGGTGGACAACTGGGCGCTGTTCGCCGAGCGGGGCGGGATCAAGGGCCAGGTGGACTGGGTGCCGATCGACATGGTGGTCAACGCCATCGAGAGGCTGCGCCAGTACCGCCAGGACAAGGTGATGCAGATCTACGAGGTGCTGGGCGTCTCGGACGTGATGCGCGGCAGCTCGAGGGCCAGCGAGACGGCCACGGCGCAGCAGATCAAGGCGCAGTTCGGCAGCACGCGGGTGCAGCTGGCGCAGTTCTACATCGCCGAGTGGATCAGCCAGGCCTTGCGCATCAAGGCCGAGATCATCTGCCGGCACTGGCAGCCCGAGACGATCATCAGGCGCAGCAACATCGAGCGCACGCCCGACGCGGCGCTGGCCGGCCAGGCCATCGAGCTGCTGAAGACCGAGGAGATGCGCGAGTACCGCATCAACATCGAGGCCGACAGCATGGCCGCGATGGACTGGGCGGCCGAGCGCGACGCGGCGGTGCAATTCATGCAGGGCCTGGGGGCGTTCATCAGCCAGGTGGCGCCGATGGCGCAGAGCGTGCCGCAGGCCGCGCCGGTGCTGCTGAGCCTGCTGCAGTGGAGCGTGAGCAAGTTCCGCGTCTCCACGCAGATCGAGAGCGTGCTGGACCAGGCCATCACGGGCCTGAAGCAGCAGCCCCCGCAGCCGCCGGGCCCGAGCCCGCTGCAGCAGGCTGAGGTGGCCGAGAAGATGGCCGGGGCTCAGGAGCGCGGCGCCAAGGCTCGCAAGGTGGCCACCGAGGCCGCGGCGATGCAGATGCAACTGGGGATGATGCAGCCCAATCCGGCGCTGCCGCCTGCCGGCCCCCCGATGCCCCCGGTGCAGGGGCCCATGCCGATTCAGTGAGGGTGAGCGATGACGCAGACGCTACAGGGGGCCCTGCAGCAGGCCATCCGCAACGCGACGGGCAAGACGACGCAGGACTTCAACGGTGACCTGCACGACCTGTGCGGGCTGTACGGCATCCCGCAGGCGCCCATCAGCGGCCGGATCATCCCTCTGGCGCAGATCTTCGACTCGACCATCAGCTCGTCGTCGGCCGCGCTGAACTACCTGCTGCAGAACTCCCAGACGGTGGTCGGGCCCATCGCCCTCTTTTCGAACGGCGAACAAGGTGCATGGTACGACCCCAGCGACTACAGCACGCTGTTCCAAGACTCCGCAGGCACCACGCCCGTCACTGCCGTGGAGCAGTTCGTGGGGCTGATGCTGGATAAGTCGAAGGGGTTGGTGCCGTTTTGGTCTGGTTATTTTGATGGCACAGGAGATTTTTTGACAGCTCCAAGCAATAGCGCGTTTGCGCTAGGCACGGGTGCTTTTACCATTGAATGCTGGGCTTATTTGTCGGCTGTTAATGACCGAACAATATTTGGATACGCAAGTTCAAATAGCGGAGGAATTGCGGTATTTGCAGATTCTGCACCGCAAAGAAGGGTTTATCTTAATAATTTGGCTGTAATGACTGTTAGTGGAAATTTCCCAGCTAACACATGGGTTCATATTGCCGTAACAGGTGACGGGGCAAATAACATTTTTCTTTGGCAAAACGGCGTTCAAATTGGCACAGTAAATACTGCATATAACATTACGTCAACAAATTTCCAAATTGGACGTTCTTTATTTAATGATTTTTCTGGTTACATTTCCAACTTGCGCGTAGTTAAGGGCGCTGCTATTTATACCGGCAATTTCACGCCGCCAGCCGTGCCGTTAGCAGCCATTAGTGGCACCAGTTTGTTGACCTGCCAGAGCAGCACGTTCATTGACAACAGCCCCAACAACTTCACTATTACCGTCAACGGCAACACGGTAACGTCGCAACGCATCCCGTTCGGCAACCACGCCACCCAAACCACCTCCGCAAAACGCCCGAAGCTGGCGGCGAGGTACAACCTGCTGACTTATTCGGAGCAGTTTGATAATGGGGTGTGGACAAAGAGCAATGCCGCGGTAACGGCAAACAGTGTTGCTGCACCTGACGGCACGACAACCGCCGACAAACTAATTGAAAATAATGGTGTAAATAGAGGCGTTATTTATCAGCTAGCACCACAAACTGGGCAAGTTTTTTCAGTTTTTGCGAAAGCGGCTGAATGGAATCGGGTTGCAATTGGGTTTACAAATGGCGCCGGGCTGTGGGGAATGCAAGTATTCAACTTGTCCACTGGCGCATTAGACGGCACCGCTTCGTATGGAGGCACAACATTTACAAATCCGACTATTACGCCGGTGGGCAGTGGTTGGTACAGGTGTGCGGTTACTGCTAACTCGGTTACTAGCACGCTGTGCGCCATTATGCCGTTTAATCAATCTGGAGATCCGGTAAACCCGTCTCCAGCGTTAGTTGGCGACGGCACCAGCGGCATCTACATCTGGGGCGCAGACCTCCGCCCCGCCAGCCAAGCCACGGGCCTGATCGGCCCCACCTACCAGCGCGTGGTGGACGCGGCGACTTATGACACGGCGGGGTTTCTGCCGTATCTGGAGTTCAACGGGCTGTCGTGGTCGATGTCTACGGGGAGTATTGACTTCACCGCTACCGACAAGATGACGGTTTGGGCGGGGTACAGAATTTCCGCAGGCACTGGCTCACAACAGCTCGCTGAATTGACTGCAAACGGATATACCACAAATGGTGGTTTTGCAGTTGGACAAGGGCCAAATGCAGGCACTTCTGGTTTTGGGTTCTTAATGAACAACGGCGCAGGAATTGCCGGGGAAACCGCTGCAATAACCGTACCGTATTCCTCTGTAATTTCGTATCAATTTGACTCGGCGCTTTCTGGGCTTGCAAACGAAGCCAAACTGCGCCGCAATCAAGTTGCACAAACTTACGCTTCCACAACCGGCACAGATTCTGGAACTGGTAATTTTGCAAATGCACCGTTATATCTTGGTGCGAGGCTTGGAACTTCGGTTTATATCAACGGCTGGCTGACAAGCCTCATCGTCCGTGGCGCACAGTCCACGCAAAGCCAGATTGAGGCGACGGAAAGCTGGGTCAACGGGAAAACCGGAGCTTACTGATGGACGTCTACAGAAACATGATCGTCACAGCCGAAGAAGCCCCGCTAGCCCGCCTAGTGTGCTCAACTCTCGGCGGCCTGCCCTACGAGGGCATGTTTGAAATCGGCCTGTCGCCCACCGGCGACGAGCCTGCAACGCATTACATCAGCTCTGGCGGCGTGAGCGAGGGCTTCGCTAAGCTGGCGCCGTTCAGCACATGGGCCTGGAAGCAACCAGATCCCGATCAGCCTGGGCAGTGGGTGGAAACGGAGTACAGCCCCGGCTACCCGCAAATAACTGCCGAGCGTTGTGTGGAAGCTGGGCTAGAGGTAACGCCCGAAACCATCGAAGTCATGTACGCCGCGTCTGACGTAACGGACGAACCTTGGCAAACGGCGCTGGCCCGGATGGGCCTGCAACTCGTCAGGCCGCCTGTGCCCGAGCCTGCCCAGCAAAAACCCGAGGAGATCGCACTATGAACGAAGATCAGGCCAGGGAGCTCGCGGCCGCGGCCGCAGTTGCCAGGACCATGGCGGCGCGGCAGGAGGAAATCGACCTGTACGCCCGCGAGAACCGCAGGGCGCCTGCCAGCGCTTACAGCGGTCCCAACCCCGACCGGGCGATCGATGCGCGCGGCCGGGCGGTCGTCTCGGCTGCCGAGCTGGCCGACTTCCAGCGCCGGTTCGGTGCCGACAAGACGCTGCGCGACCTGCTCAACGCCGACCGCGGCCTGGTGCGCCGGCAAGGGCCCCAGAGGGCCGCAGGAGCGCCTGCAGCCGCGCCGGTGGGTGCAGGTGCTGCGCAGCCTGCTGCCGCGCCTGTGGCGGCTGCTGGGCAGATCCCTGGGACCGCGGCTGGCATGACGGGCCCGGGCGGCGAGCCCGAGGGCATGACCGAGCTCGAGCGCAACCTGGGCAACACGCTGAACGCGCTGGCGCCGGTGGTGCCGGCGTCGCCCATGATGGCGCGCGCGCTGATCGCGGCGCTGCGGTCCGGGCGTGGCG